ATGACGATGGCCCCGATCTGGTGGAAGTGCGCCGGGTCGGTGACATGAATACGGTGATCTACAAGGTTTCTGAAAAGCTGGGCTTTCTGGAAGAACATTTCCCCCTGGAACTGGCCGCCTATCAGAAAACCGGCGCGACCGAGATTCGTGCCAAGGGGACGCCGCTCACGGACATCAAGGGCCTGGGCAAGCGCCGTGCATCCACCCTGGAAAAACAGGACGTGAAAACCGTCGAACAGCTGGCCGAATTGTCTGATGCTTCGATCAATTCGCTGGGCGCTGGCATGGTTGATCTGCGCAAGAAGGCCCGCGATCATATTGCCGACGCCGCTGGCATCGAACCGGTACGGACGGTCGGATGACCCTGCTGACGATCTGCCAGGACGCGGCCAAGATCATCGGTATTACTGCGCCGGACGCCGTGACTTCCTCCACCGATACGTCGGTGATCCAGCTGGAAGCCGTGACCAATCAGGAAGGCCGCGCCCAGGTTCAGAAATATAAATGGGAGGTGCTAATCAAGGAGGGTTCCCATACCACCATTGCCGCCGAGAGCCAGGGCGCGATGACCACCATTGCGACCGATTTCGGGCGCTTTTCCAACAATACATTGTGGAACCGAACCACCGATAGAAAATACTACGGCCCGATCACCGGCTCCCAGTGGCAGCGAATCAAGGCCATCGTATCGGGGGGCATCACCAACTATTTCCGCATTCGCGGCGGTAATCTGCTGATGACCCCGACCCCCACGGCGGGTGAAGCCGTTAATTTCGAATACGTCTCGAAGAACTGGGTCGATACCTCCGGCGGCAGCACCGCCAATGCGGACAAGTTCACCGGCGACAGCCAGACGACCGTGTTGGAAGAAGAACTGATCGTGCTGGGCGTGGTCTGGCGCTTTCTGAAGCTGAAGGGCTTGCCCTATGACACGCAATTCATGGAATACCAGACGCGGGTGATCGAATACACCAATCAGGACGGCGCGAAGCCGATTCTGCACATGGCCGGTCCCAGCCGCGCAATACTCGCACTGAACGAACCCGAAGGAAACTACACCCTGTAACCCACTAAGGAGAATATCATGCCGAATTTTGGTGGAATGGCGTACTCGAAAAGCAACAAGAGCGGCGGAATGAAGGCCAAGTCGGGCGCAACAACGTCCGCTGGCGGAAGTCCTTTTTCCATTACCGGGCCGGGACATTCGGCAGCAGCTAAAGCGTCAACAAATGCCGGGACTTTTAACGCTGCTTCCAAAACTGACAACTATGCAGCGACTGGCAGCGCCACAATTCCTGGTGGAGCCAAGACAGCTTAATAATGGCTAATGACCTCTACGGAGAATTGCTTGCCCGTGCGCTTCAGCGCAGGGCACCGCCTGGGCATTTCCCCGCCTTCGTAACCCCCGGCGAGGCCAACTTGCTGCGCTCACACGGGGGCGGCGTTGCCCCCGGCGGCGGCCAGTACATGGCTGGGGGCATACCGGCGTTCTTTAGCGAAGCCGACCCGAACCCAGGTTATGGCGGCGGCGCTATGGGGTTTGAAGATTTTGGGACTCTAGGCGTTCCGGGCTCTCAAGAAGGGCCATCCGACATGGACATAGCCCTTGGAATCTTAGGGCTAGCAGGGGGGCAGGCTCAATCACCCCACGGACATGCTGTCGGGGAGCATGGCTGGAGCTTTGAGCCTACTGCCCAAGAGATTTCTATGGCCCAGCAAACGCTATCTCAGCATAAAGCGGAAGAGGAAGCTGCTGCTGCCAGGTCGGCTGCTGCTATGGAATCGCAGTTTCAGGCTAAAGCTGCTGCCCAGTCTAAGGCGGCGGCCCAGGCGCAAGCCCAAGCGAAAGTAGACAAAGCACAAAATCGAATTGAATTCGAGAAGGCTTTAACTGAACAAATCGCTCTCAACCCCTATACCGGCGGCGGCACAGATTCGGGCACCGAAGCCCAGACAGCGGCTCAGTCGGTTTTAGACGCCCAGGCACAAGCGGCTGCATTGTCCATCGAGTCGGGCTTTGGAAACCTTGACGCCCAGGCAGCAGCAGTAGCGGCTACCGGACAAGACCCCACGGCTGGTAATGTTGACAATCAGGGAAACATAACCGCGCAAGGGGCGGCTAATATAGCCGCTGACATCGGCACAAACTCGTTAGCACAAGGCAGGTTTTCGCCAGCAGCTAGTTGGGGAGCCCTTTCGGAAGTAGCCCAGGAGAATATAGCGGCGGGCCGCAAAAGCGGCCTAACAGCTGGCATGATTGCCGCCTTGAATGCCCAAGACCATCAAGGTTACGCCATCACCAATCCGCAACCTACCGAGGCCAGCATAGTGGCCTCCCAGGTATTCGCCCAGCTCAACCCGACCATCACCAATGCGGTTATTGGGTTGGCGGGATTTCTGCCGGGACCGGTCGGATTTGCGGCCACCATAGCAGGGCTCGTAGAAGACAAGGGCCTGATGAACATTCCCGCCGTACAATCCATTCCTGGCGTCAGCGCAATCAGTGAAGGTCTGGCTAGTGCCAGAGGGAAGATCGGTGACGTTATTAGCGGCATAACCGACCCCATCACGGGACCGGTAGGGGAAGCGCTATCGGCGGGACAGCAAGCCGTTGCAGATGCGCTGTCGGGAATTCTGGGGCCGCAAGAATCAACCGGGTTTGAGGATGCGGGAGATTTTGATGGCGGTGGCGTGGATGGCGGCGCTCCAGATATAGAAATCATGCCGCCCATCGCTACTGAAACAGATGCAGCGCCAGCATTATCGGCGCGTGCATTCGGGGATGTGGACGATGAAACGCGGCGAAGAATACTTGCCAATATCATCAGCGGCTTGCAGCGGACAGACCGTCCGACGGAAGGGGTCACTGCATTTGGCCCGTTATTTACCTAGTGAGATAATGAGATGGGCCTAGCACCAATACGCATCACCGGGGCCAACGCCACGATTCCCGCTCCGATGGGCGGCCTGAACACCCGCGACTCCGTGGATATGCTGCCCCCAACCGACGCGATCCGGCTGGACAACTTCTTCCCGGCCCGCTCCCACGTTCAGGTGCGTAACGGCTATGAAGATCACGTCACCGGCCTGCCGTCCACCGTGCAGTCGCTGATGGTTTATAATTCCGGGACCGCTAACACCATGTTCGCCGCTTCCGGCACCGCCGTCTACGATGTCACCTCTGCCGGTGCCGTGGGCTCTGCCGTCATAACGTCACTATCAAACGCGCAGTTTCAATGGGTCAATATCACCACGTCGGGCGGTTCGTTTCTATTCATTTGCAACGGTGCCGATGCGCCCCGCCATTGGAATGGCTCTGCCTGGGCTACCCCTACTTTGAGTGGTGTGACGGCGACGGATATAGTCAGCGTGGAGAGCTTCAAGGAGCGGCTGTTTTTTGTTTTCAACGATTCCCTGACGTTTGGCTTTCTGCCGATTAATGCGGTGGCCGGGACCGTGGCCGAGTTCGATCTGGGCAGCGTATATTCTCTTGGTGGACAAATTCAAGCCATTGGCACCTGGACGCGGGACGGCGGCGCAGGGCCGGAGGATAACGCCTTGTTCTGGACCGATCAGGGCGAGATTGCCATGTACGCCGGGACCGACCCCGCCGATGCGACCCTGTGGTCGCTGGTTGGCGTGTACCGCGTGGGCCGACCCATTGGCCGCCGCTGCATTCTCAATGTCGGCTCCGACTGCTACCTGATAACCGAAAACGGCATCTTGCCCATGACGCAAGTTCTGGGAACCGGTGAGGCCGCCCCCAACCGCGCCATCAGCGACAAGATTAGCCTGACCTACAACGAGTCCGTGGTCAGCTACCGCAACACTTTCGGCTGGGAAGGTGAGCTTTATCCGCGTGGCGGCTATGGCTTATTCAATGCCCCGGCCTCGACCGGCGGCGAGTTCGTTCAGTATGTGGTCAATCTGGAGACCGGCGCATGGGCACGGTTCCGCGATCAGAACGCCTACACCTGGACGGTATTCGACAGCGACTTGTATTTTGGCGGTAACACCAAGGTTCACAAGGCTGACACCGGCACTGATGATGCGGGATCAGCTATTGAGGCGACAGCCAAGACGGCGTTTATTTATTTTGGAGAGCGAAAGGGGCCGACCCGCTACACGGCCATCCGCCCGGTCATGGCGTCGGATTCCGCTTTGGAAATATCCATCGGGTTTGACGTGGATTACCGCGACGGCACTTCGACCCTGGTGCCTTCGGCTACCACCTCTGGAACCTCGTCGTGGGATACGTCGCCTTGGGATACGACGCCTTGGGCTGGACCGATCACCACTCAATTAGACTGGTTGTCTGTAGCTGCAATCGGCTGGAACGCCGCTGTGCGGCTTAGAACCATGACCGATAGCCAGTCTGTTCGTTGGTTGGCGACCGATGTGCGTTTCGAACCGGGCCAGGGAGGTTTCTGATGCTGAGAAATGAGGTCTGGGACTTACTGGCACCGGCTACCGTTGCATTTGAAAACGTCTCCCGCAATGAGGTGGAAAGCGGCATCGCCAACGGCGACTTCCAGCTTTTCATCAGTGAGCATTCCGCCGCCGTTACTTGCGCCTTTGGGAAGTCGCTACGGATCGGTCTTGCTGGCGGCGACCTGGATGAGCTATTGGATATTGAGAAGGACATCTGCGATTACGCCCGTAGCCACGATTTCGACAGCGTCGAGATCATAGGCCGCCCCGGCTGGGAGCGCGTCTTGCAGGGCTACCGGCGCACCGCCGTCCTGATGCGAAAGGAGTTGGATTGTCATGGGCTTCATTAAAGATATCTTCAGCAGCCCAAAACCGCCGCCGCCCGTAGACTTCGGGGCCATCGGCCAGCAACAGGCAGCGACCAACCTAGAAACCGCCAGGGTCGGCGCACGGTTGGCACGGCCTGACATCGTAACGCCCTTTTCTACGACCACCTTTCGTGAGACCGCGCCGGATCAGTATCTGGCGACCCAGACTCTGGCCGAGCCCTATGAAGGGCTGCGAAGAACCGAAGCGGGTATCCAGAGACAGGTTCAAGACCTTGCGGCGGGCCGTCTGGGTCAGGTGCCGACCGGGCCGCTGGATGTGTCCGGCTTCCAGGCGGAACCGACCCGCTTTGATTACGGTGCCATCGGGGCGCAGCCGACCTATGACACCTCTGGCGCGACCTATGAGTTACCCGGCTATGAGGGGCTGGACGCCTATACCACCGACGCCGCCAATGAATTTTACAGCCGCGCTCTCTCGCGGCTCAATCCGCAATTCGACCGGTCTGAACGGCGGCTACGAACGCGCTTGATAAATGCCGGTATTCCCGAAGGCACCGACGCCTTTAACCGTGAATTTGAATTATTCCGTCAGGGCAAAGCCGATGCCTTGAGTGATCTGGCAAGCCAGTCGGTCTTCCAGGGCCAGACTCTGCAAAGCAATATTCTGGGCAATATCCTGACGGGTCGCGGCCAGGAGCTAGGCGAGATCGGCATGGAATACGATATCGCCCAGCGTCAGAGGCAGCAACAAATCGCAGAAGGCCAGCAACAAGTTGCGCTGGACCGCGAGGCCAGAGACCGTGAGATTGCGGAAGCCGTCCGCTTGCGCCAGTTACCGCTTTCGGAAGCGGCGGGGCTGATTACCGGCACCACGCCATTCACCCAGGCAGCGGCGGCTGCACCGCTCAGAGTTGCCCCGGTACAGGGACCGTCGCCCGTTGATCTGGGCGCACTGGCTTCCGCTGGACAAGCCGATCAGCTGGCCCGCTTCCAGGGTCAGGTAGCCCGACAGGGCGCGGGTCTGGGTCTTGCGGGCTCTCTTGGTTCCGCCTTTATAAGGAGGTAACAGATGGTTTCCTCCATTTATACGCCAAACAAGCGCATTGACTATTATCGGAACCTGTCTCGGGCGTTGATGCCGAAACAGATCAGGGCCTATAATCCGAACATTCGCAATCCCTACGCGCAGACGGCAAGCACCAATCTCGCCAATGTTCTTAGGGGCCTTGTGGACACCTATTCTGCTGAACAGCAGTTGGGCAAAGCCGAACAGTTAGAAGCCGAACAATTAGCAGCGCAGCGGGCCATTGGCGGCCAGTTGGCGCAAATGCGGACCCCCGGCACAGGCCCCACGCTCGATATAACCGAGACCGCTATGCCCATAAGCGATATGGACATGGTACAGCGCCGTCAGCAACAGGTGCGCCGTAGACCGTTCAGTATGGATGCGCTGGAAATCCCGTTGGAACTTCAGGAGGCAGCGGGCACCACGCCAGAGCTGCTGCAAGGGCGTATTGCGGAAATAACGGCTGGGCGAAAAGAGGCATACACCGCACGTCAGGAAGCCGAGATAGACCGGAGGCTGGGAAGCATCGCCGCTGCCATAGCCATAACGGGAGAAGGCCCGGAGAGGGAGCGTTTGCAGAACCAGCGGAGCCAGTTGCTTGCGATCAAGGATGCCGCACAAACGGCTGTAAGACAGGAAACACAAGAAATAGCCCGTGCCAAAGAGGAGCGGGGGGTCGCTAGAGAAGAAGCAAAAGCCGGGGATGTGCCGAGAAAGGTTTTCGATACGGACACCCTGGAGATGGTAATGATCCCGACGCGGGAATGGCGGGCTAATCGAGACCGCTATAAGGCCGAAATGCCGAAGACCGTTGACGTTGTGGAGCTTGCCACTGGAAAAACCACGCAAATAACCAAAAAAATGCTCCTACAGGATATTGCCAGAGGTCAAGCGGGAGAAGACCGCAAATACGGAAGCAGGCGCGGAATCAGCTTGGTAGATGGTCAATTAGTTCAGGGCGCTCAACCGATTGGTAAAGCGCAAACACAGAAAGAAGTAAAGAAAAGAGTGGAGACCG